GTGAATATGTTCATTCCAACGCTGTTCAAGCGTCTTGGAGGTCCACCCGATGTAAACCTTTTTATTTTCTAAGTTGGTTATCTTGTATACGAGTGCCATTTATGTGCTTACCACTTTTTGCAAGACCAATATCTTGCTTTCCAGCGTGGTCCGGGATTCTCACAATGGTGTCTTGCTCTAAATGACTTGCGTCTTGCAGGATTGCTTTTGTGAATACGCATATTCTTGTCACCGAAGTTCACTTTAACGACCTTGCCATTTGGCTTTCGTACATAGACTTTACTTTTGGCTACATCACCTTGCATAGGTTTACCTAGAGGAACTTTTCGACCATGATATTCGGCTTCATCAATGGTGCCACTGGAGGCAGCATCTCCGCCCCCACCTAGTTTCATATACTCGTTAAGTTTTTTTTCTCTACACCAACCTAACCCGCCGCAACCCAAACATGTTTCGTCGTATTCTCTACCCGAACCTCCGCATGTCATACAATCATATCGTTCGCCGGTTCTTCCATAAGCGTCAGGCTCTTCTTCTTCCCGATCTTCAGATTCTAAGAGAACACCATTGAAGTCTAGGAATTCCATAGCATCTTCGTCAAGGTGAATGATCACACCGTCTTCAGTGAAGCCTACAATACCTGTCTCAATGACAAAGTTCTCGCTTAGTTCTAATCCGAAACTATCGTGTAAGTGGATGTCATTCTCGTTGTAGTTGTCTTCTAATCCCCTCACGAGTTTGTATAGGTCTCTGGTGTCCATCGTCGTCTCCAATATACTTCTATTTATCTTTGAAGACACGTTTCAGAGCGTTGACAACATCACTGATCGGTTGTTCATCGGCCTGATACTTGATTCCGATACCACCTGCTTCTTGCCACTTCGTGATATTAGGGGTATAATCGTCAATAAGGACATTAGGAGTGCCGTCAATCTGTTTGGCAAATTTCCACTTCTCGTGATCAAATATCTCTCCATCTGGGGATACATTCAGGTGTTTCCTCAACCATTCCCGTTTTCCCTTGATGCTACCTTCACGATCAAAGTTTAGTGGGCTGCTGAGTATAGTGAATCCACCAGCAATCTTTTTGATCAATCTCACGAGTTGATTAGATGAAGGGAATGGACTGATATCCCTGAAGAGTTCATACGCATTAGAATCCTTGAAGAATGCTTCCCATTGCTTTGGAGTCATGCTCTTATAATGCTCTACATCATAAATCTCAGCAGCGTGATTATAGAGGTCGGCAATCACGCCATCCATATCCAAATATAAGATTGGCTTACTCTTTGGCTCCACACCCTCAAGGAGTTCTTCTATTCTCATACTCTATTTATAGCATATCTACTATTCAACGTCAACCTTTTTTCGCTTAGGTTCGTAATCTTTTCCAATGATTGGGCTACGGTCAGGAACAATATGACTGAACTCTACGATGTCGTTGCCATACACAATCGTGAACAGTGATACAATCTTGTCATCACTGAACCCAAGAAGGAGATGATTGCGAAAGGCGATCTTGAACCGGACTTTATGGGTCTTCGCATCCTTTAGGATATCAGTAAACTTATTTGATTCGCGATTAAAGAGTAGGTACTTCATCATTTCTTCCACAATAAAAAGTTAACATAATCCCGTTCAGTCTCAAACAAGAAGGTGTACCCGTCATATAGATCCATTATGTAATCTGAGAAACGCCATTCACCTTGGCAGTTACGCTTGCACCATTCAATAAGCGGCTCTAGTTTACCGTATTCCGGAGAAATAGTAGCCTTAAATGCTGTCTGGGTATTGATGGACATTTATCTCATTCACTCTCAAAAACATCAGTCCAGCATCATCTCGGTATTGTGTCTTGTAATATAGAGTCTTGATTCCTGCTTGATAGATGAGTTTAGCGCAACCCATACAAGGGGCATGGGTACAGAACATAGTAGCACCTTCACTAGACTCAGTGCTTCTTGCGACCTTGATGAGGGCATTGCTTTCAGCGTGGATTACCTCAGGACGGGTCTTTAGCCCGTAGCGTTTTCCCTCTTCATCCTCAAACGGCCATTCATATTCACATTCTTCAGGAGATAACCAACCCCCTGCCCCACCCATGTATTCCTTATGTTCGCAGTTATTGTCCCATCCCGTCGGCATTCCGTTATAGCCATTTCCGATGATCTGTCCGTTGTCCTTGACGATGATCGCACCAACCTTCAATCGTTTAGCATAACTAAGGTTAGCCGTCAACTCGGCAAAATCCATGAAGTACTTGATGAATTTAGGTCTCATTCTTTTTCTACTATCTTTGCCCAATCTTGATACGAGTCATTTTCACCAAAATCGGATTCTTCTTCTGCATGTTCTTGGCAAAACGGATGATCGCCTGAAAACTGAGTATATCTCATCCAAACTGCTGGTTTATTGCATACGATGCAAAGTTCATTTTCATCGTTCACGGCTCATCTCCTTCATCTGTGTTAGGATGTTTTCCAGTGGTTCCTGTAGCATAGCTCTACAATTACCTATAGAGATAGGATGAAACTCGTTTCCGCTATCCGATTCCTCAACGATGTCCAGCATCGCAAAGAACTGTCTTACGGCAGCAGGAAGATCCTCGTATTTCTTGTCTGCTGTTGTATAATATGGAGAATTCTTGTAAGAATTCGCCAACCATTCACGGCAAATCTTCATATGGTCATCGCGCTGCCAAGCGACCTTGTCATGACTCAACTCAACATAGTCGTTGGCGATATACCGGATAAGTTGTTCAGCAGTAAGATTGTTAGTATATTCGCTCATTATTCCTCCAATAGGTCAATCTTGTTAGGCTTGTTTTTCCATTCAGCAGCATCAGGTAGTGCTGGTTTAACACTAGTTATATTAGGCCACTTTGCAGATAGCCTAGCATTGAGATCCAACCAGAAGGGCATATCAGCAACTTCCTTGTTATCATCTTGTACGATAGCATTGACCGGACATTCTGGAACACAGACTCCGCAATCAATACATTCATCAGGATTGATAGCTAAGAAGTTAGGACCTTCATAGAAACAATCAACTGGACATACTGTTACGCAGTCAGTGTGCTTACATTTAATACAACTATCTAATACAACATGTGTCATCGTTTAATCCCAAAGTGCCCTAAAATATTTTCCGAATAGTTCCAAACCTTCTTGGATCCGTTCCTCATGTAGACGATGTCCGACAGAATCATACCAGTGTTCGCTGGGATTCTTATCAATCATTTGATATGTCGGTTCTATCTTTCCTGTAACAGGATTTGGAATCTGTTTATCTGATTCCTCCCAACCAATATCCATCTCACCGTGATGATACTTTGAGTCATAGTCGTCAATAACAAGTTGCTGGAAGGACCAGATCATTTTGTCAAGTGTTTCTTCCCACTTGTCACATCCTTTCTGAAACACGTCATCTTTGTCTTCTTGCATGAAGTCAAATACGGCTTGATCATGGTAGTCTTCAGCATTATCATTCACGAAGTCTGAAGGAATACCGTGCTTAGTATGCTTGAGTTGGATGAGTGCAGGCAGGATTATGAGAGCAAGGGTGTGGTCAAGGCTCCAGGTATCATAGTGGTCAATCCGGACATCTATCCGGCGTTCAGACTTATTGAGAAACTTGCTTAGGTTAACCTTCATCCTTGCCCTCAACATAATAGACGCCGATGTTATTCAACTCTGACGCGGCAAACTTCTCTGCTTCCTCACGGGTAGGAAAGACACCATATACATCATCGCTCCATAGGTCAATAACCTTAATTTTCGTATCAGTATTCTGGTCCATATGTCTCATCCGTGCGTTTATAAAGTTGAAACCAATCTACCCCGTATGCCGGGCAGATGAGTAGTGTTTCTGGTAGATCGTTGGTATCTTTTTCACCTGCTTCACCGGTAATAAAATAAGTGCCAGGAAACTTTTCAGGGAAGATAGACTTGACGATACGCATAGAGGCTTCATAGCCCTTCTTATACTTCGCGAGTTCTTCTGTGAGTTGCTTGATAGTCTCTTCATCCTTGTAGAGTTGAGCGACCATGTCTTCTACTATCTGGGTCATATTATTACTATAACTCTATACAATGAAAAAGTCAAGCAAAAAATCACCCAAAGATAAATAAATGTGTAGTTCGCGGATGGCAGTCCCAACTACTCTAATGCGTAAAGGAACATCAGCATGACTATTTATTTGTATAAGAAGACCCACAACAAAACCGGGTTGCAATACCTTGGGAAAACTACACAGGACCCGTTTAAATACAAAGGGTCAGGGAAACGCTGGGTTAACCATGTCAACAAATACGGATATGATATTACTACTGAGATCCTAAAGGAATGCCAAACAAACGACGAAGTTAGGGAATGTGGGAAATATTATAGCGAGTTATGGAATGTAGTAGAAAGTAGTGAGTGGGCCAACCTCAAACCTGAATACGGCGAAGGCGGATCAACTAGTGAAATGGCTAAGAAAGCCATAGAGACTAAGAAAAAAAATGGTACTCTCCAACCCAAGAAAAAAAGCATTGACAAAATGAAACTGACTAGAGAGGAACGTGGCCTAAACTTTCAAACACCGGAACGCATCGCTAAGGCACTTGAAACCAAAAAGAAGAATGGAACGATAAACAACATTACTCCGGAGAGTATAGCAAAAGGCATTGAAACTAGAAAACTTCGCAATAAAATGAAGGTCAACAATCCCGAAAGTATCGCAAAGCAAAAGCTAACTAGAATTCAAAATGGCACCGTAAATACTAACACTCAGGCAAGCATAGAAAAAGCACTAGCGACTAAGCTCCGTAATGGCACATTGGACCCTGGAAAATATAAGGCGAGTTGTGTTGCCTGCAAGAAGACTATGGGAACACCTCAACTTATCAGATGGCACGGGGACAACTGCCCATCACGCAGATAAGCTAATCTCTTGACCAGTTTACCCCATCAAACTTCTCCGGCAGGTTGTCTAGTTCAATAAATCTTAGCTTGAAGTTAGCTGCTTCTGGATCATGTCCTGCATATCCCCGTGGGTTTGCTACGACAAGGGTATCACCCATATAATAACTATGCGGATGGTGGACATGCCCCGCTGTCCAGAGTACGATCTGAGGGCGATCCATGATAAACTCTGACAAGTCGCTATGATATCCCGCATTCATCCAAACATCTTTCTTGTACATTTCATGGATGCTCAATGGAGTAGGAGTGTGATGTCCAACAACCACATATTTTTTCGTAGTATCACTATCAACTACCTTCTTGATATATGCGAGAGTAGCTGCATGTTGGATCGCAGCATCAATGGGCTTAAATCTAGAATAGTTGTTGTTGCTGTTGCGAATGAGACGGAAGTCATTCATCATGTTAGTAATCATATGCATCGTGGTTGGATCACGCTTATTCATGTCAGTCCACAATGTACCGCCAACAAAAGTGATATCATCAATGACAACACTATCCATCTCAAGGAAGTGAATGTTAGGATAGTTCTTACACTCGTCTCTCAACCACTGGATATAGTCAGGGAAACGACCATGATAAGCCTCATGATTTCCTCCAATGTAAATTACATGCTCATACTCGTTACTCACATGAGTTAGAAACTCACGATACTTTACAGCGGCACCTTGGTTCCGACCTGGCTTCAACGCATCAGATGGGACAGTCTTATCAATAGGATGATCGTGTAGTGAATGTGCGACTAGAATGTCACCAGACAATATGAGAACCGTTGCCCCTTCAGTGTTGGGCAATGTAATAGTCTGGAACTCAAGGTGGAGGTCACTTGCTAATGCGATTTTCATAACTGTATTTATCCTCGTCTCATCCTTGCGATTTCAACCGCATCTTCTTTACTAAAAACTGGCACCAAACAACTCTTATGTAATACTGCAATTCCCAAAAGATTATCGCCTGTATACTTGTTCTCTTCCTTCTTGAACCCATTACCAACAGTGTTGGAAGTGGGAACAGTGCGGCGAGACTCATATGTGAAAGTGCTTTCTTCAATATCACGCTTCTTAGACTTCTTAGCCTTGAGTTGATCAGGATGAAGACCACGCTTACGCAACCATACATCGTGTTCAGCTAATGCTCGCTTCTGCGGTGCAGTAAGTTTCTTCTTGATCTTACCTTGATTAATGGTACTCACGAATACAGGTGCTAGATGCATTGACATTGATTAATCCTTATGCAAGACTTTACGATTGGCGAGGTTGCAAGACCCGCATCTGCGTTCTTGAATGGTCAGCTTATAGATACTATGCTCACGAATAACTTCGGGGTCACTATATTTGGTCCACTTATGCCAACCAAACCTACACCAAAAATTCGTCACCAGTAACTCCTCATCACGCAAGGTCCGAAATGTGTTTTCTTTCGTTGCATTCATGTTATTATAATAGCAAGTTATCTACCCAATGTCAACTAAAAAGATAAATAAAAGTGAAGATCGCGGCACTGCAATGCCCATCCCCTCTAATACTGTTAAGGAGTATCAGCAATGACTATTTATTTGTACAAGAAGACCCACAACAAAACTGGGCTGCAATATCTCGGAAAAACCAAACAACAAGATCCTCATACTTATCAGGGTTCCGGCACACGATGGGGTCAGCATATCAAGAAGCACGGCTATGATGTTACTACTGAAATATTAAAAGAATGCTCTACACACGAAGAAGTTAAAGAATGGGGCGGCTACTACAGCAAACTATGGAATGTTGTAGAAAGCAGAGACTGGGCTAATCTGAAAGAAGAATGTGGTGACGGCGGCGCCCAAATAATGACAGTAGAATATAAAGAAAAGATTGCGGCTGCAATGAAGGGGAGAATCTTTACGGAAGAGCATCTTAAAAAGTTATCTCTCGCTCATAAGGGCCACGCAGATTATAGAACTCCGGAAACTAAAGCAGAAGCAGCCCGTAAAGCATCAGCGAAGTTAAAAGGCGTTAAGAAACCAAAAGGGTTCGGAGAAAAGGTTAGACAGGCTAATCTTGGGAAAAAGATGACAGTGGAGGCTAAGGAAAAGATGAGGTTAGCTTGGACTCCTGAACGCAGAGCAGCCCAAGCGGCCCGTACAAAAAAACTTAACGCAGATAGGAAACATAGACCTATATTAACCTGTCCACATTGCGGCAAGCAAGGTAATGTAGCTATGAATCGCTCTCACTTTGATAACTGTCACATCATAAAACCAAAAGGAGTAAGGCTCCGAACCACTAGCCGATCGCGTCCGATAGGATATATAGTTACTTCCCCCGAAAGAGAAATAACTACTATAGATAACCTTAGAGAGTTTTGCAGGAACCATAGCTTGAATAGCGGAGCGATGGTGGAAGTGTCCCTGGGTAACAGAAAACATCATAAAGGATGGACTATTACGCGGCTTCTGTAATGTGACGGCACGCCCTTCGGTACGAATAGCCCGCGCATGTGCATTGGGCCCTTCCGTTTTCCCGCGTGACAACATAAGTATCACCCTTAGAACCCTTCACGACGATCTCAACACGATCCGACTTGACAGGCGCATAATCAACAGTAGTGTCATTGACAGATACGATGTCTTCACGACGAAGACGGCGAATAGTATGATTAGGCTGATCAGAAGTAATACCGACCTCGTCTACGCCATACCACCGCTCACGAACGATAGTACCGGTATATACATTAAACTCAGGAATACGGACATTCACTGCGTACAGATCACGCATAGGCCAGAGAACATTCTTGACCTTGATAGTAGCTAAGTTACCTTCTTTGAGCATATCCATCAGTGTTACTCTCGTTGACTATAACTAACTTTACGCCCAAAGAAGGAGAATGTCAAGCACTATTTTTCCGAAATCATAGAATTAGGCTGCTAGCAATTGCTCTTGAGCTAAAGCAAAACTAGCTAGATTTTTACCCTTACTTTCACACATAATATCAAAAATAGGGTTGAAACTCAACGCCCATTGATTTACAGTTTGATTCCAATACCAATCACTGTGCGCCCTTAATTTCGTCTTTTTATGTCCCGCTTCTAGTAAGGAAGCAATATCAGGCTTTACAGTAGGACTATGCTGTACCAGTATATCTTCCCGGCTCACTGAGTAGTGACATACAGGACGCACCCCGCGCCAGGATTCCAAAATGTTTTTAATCCTATCATCTGTGGGTTGAATATATTCACCCGTGCCCACCCAGTGATGATGAATATCCAAAACCAAAGCACAATCATTGACCAGCTCTAAACTAGCATCTAGTCCCCATGACATCTCGTCATTCTCTAT